AGCGAGGAATACGCACTGTTGTTTAATCCTGATTATTTGGCTTTAGCCGATGCGGGCGGCTTTACTGCCGAACAGCTTACAGAAGCCTCGATCAAGGATTCTGCCGGCACGAGGATTTATCTGGGTGGGCAGGATATGAAAGCCTTAAGGGTCAAGGCGTTCTTTGACTACGAGATGAGCGAATTAACCGTTTCAAGCGGTGGTAATGACTTAGGGGCTTTTGCCGTATTAAGAACTGCTGCATCATAATTTAAATTATATAAAAAATGGGAACAAAAGATTTAAAATCATTTATTGATGTACCTGTTGCTTTGCACGAAAAAGTTCAGGTAACATCTACGCAGACCATACAGGGCACGGAAATATCAGAATTCAGGCGGGCAATGCTCGTTGTGGATATCGGAACCTGGACTACTGATGGGCTAACCGTTACATTCCAGGATTCTGATGACAATTCTGAGTGGGCTGATATTGCTGATGCCAACCTGGATGGGCAGGCTAATGACATCGCTATCAAGCATGGACATGCTGACGCTACCCTGAAAGTAAATTATCTTGGAAGCAAGAAGTATATCGGGGCCAAGATTACAGATTCCGGCAGTGGCGATGCCGTTGTTGGGGTTTACGTTGTAAAAGGATTTCCAGGACAAACTCCATATCCATCCTAATATGTACAGAGCAAAAATACAAGGAAGCATAACCGATTCTAAAGGCAAGACTTACAGGTTCGGGAAGGGCTCTTTGGTAAATGCCCCGAAAGGCACATTTGATGCTGTCAAGGAATTAGAATGGATTGGGCCTAAAAGGGAACAGGAAAAGCAGCCTGAAAAAGTGGAACCCTCTGCCGAAAAGGTAAAAAATACCGTGAGCAAACCTAAAAGGCGAAGGAAAAGGCAATGATGAAACTGTCTTCCATTGATGGCACAGATCCGGTCGGTATGACTTTGGGCGATATCAAGGATTACTTATATATAACCTCTGATGATGATGACGCTCTTATAGCCCTACTTGCACGGGTTGCAAGAGAATACGGACAGGCCAGGCAATGGAGGCAGATCATTCCTGCCACTTACATTCTTTACCTTGACAAGTTTCCTAATGGGGTTATAGAGTTACCTTATCCCCCGGCCATTTCGGTTACTTCTGTTAAGTATTACAACACGGACAACACGCTAACAACGTTTAGCAACTACGAGACAGATGTAAACAGCGAGCCCGCAAGGATCAGACCTGTAAGCGGTGAAAGCTGGCCGGAGGTGTACGATAAACTTAACGCCGTTGAGATCACTTACTCGGCAGGGTACGACAACAGCGATAAGATGAGAAGTCTACCGGATTCCACAAGACAGGCTATGATGCTAATGATCAAGCATTGGTATGATAACCGTGACCCGGTGGTAGTCTCGGAAGGGAGGGCAGTTGACACGAAGGAGGTCCCCTTATCGGCGAATGCCTTATTTGACTTAGAAAGCGCACGAACGCCATGAGGTTTACCGGGGAACAGGTAAGGTTAGTCACGCTTTTAACCAAGACGGTGACTTATTCTGCTTCTAACCAGCCTTTGGATTCGTGGGCTGCTGATACTTCCAAGTTTGCGGAAGGCAAGTTTTACGCTGAATGGTGGGACCAGGGAGGGAAAGAGGGGATTGAAGGCGGGCAGATGGTTGTCGTTAAGGATGTAAGGTGCAAGTGCAGGTATATAACAGGACTGAACGAGCGGGATTACAGGATAAGAAAAGATTCTAAGGACTACGATATTGAAAATATCAAGGAACTTGGAAGAAAAGAAGGACAAATATTAATGTTAAAAATAGCAGACAATGTCTAATATACATGTTTTGTTTCACCAGGTCCCACCGGGCACACACTTTCAAAAGGGCTGTTATAGCCTTGTTGATGAAGGGCTGGCAGGAAGGTATATTCAGGAAGGATACGGCGAGGCTTACGACCCCGTTAAAAAACAGGCTATAAGACCTGATCCGTCATTGCCCGACGACCTTCCCGGCAGGGAGCATTTTATCAATTCCGGTATTACAACGATGGACCAGGTGAGGGAGGTATCGGATTACGATCTTATCGAAGGGATAGGGCAGGCAACTGAAAAAAAAATAATTGAATACTTAGATGGCGACTGATTTTTCAATACATATTAATCAAGCTGAATTTTCAGAGGCATTAAGATTTTTAAAAAAAGTCGAAAAGTCGCTTGATTCAAAGTGGATTCAAAAAACTTTGAGAAGGAATGCCATGCCGATGGCAAGGAAAATGAAGGCAGGGTCACATTCGGCTAGATTGGTTAGAATGATAGGTGTTACTACTTCTAAAAAATACGCAGGGAAAGGCGTGAGGGTCGGGGTTGTTAAGAACAATAAAAAAATGTTCCCTAAATTCTCTGCACAGGCATTGGCTGCTATTTTAGAATACGGGACTCATGAAAGGTTCAGGAGATTAAAAAAGTTCGGGATAATAACAGGAAGGGTATCGACCGGCAAAATGAGGGAGAGGCCATCTATACGTCCTGCATGGGACAACGGGAAAAATGCGATGATTAAAAAAACGGTTGATGCAATAAAGAAAAAAGTACCGCAATGACAAACGCTTTCATAACACTTGTAAAAAGCAAGGCGGGCATAACTAATTTAATTGGATCCAGCCCGGCCAGGATTTATCCTGTGGTGTTGAAACAAAACACCGCATACCCTGCCATTGCCTTTAGTGTTATTAGCCTTATCCCCCATAACACGTTTGACGGAGGAAGCACTTACGATTTTTATATGATAGACCTTCAATTCTATGATCAGGATTATGACGATGTTAAAACATTGTTTGACACCTTCAGGACGCAGATTGAGGATTCAACAGGCACATATTCATCTATTGAAATAGATCACGTATGGTACATGGGCAGCGGTGGCGAGGATTACATAGATGATTTACACGTTTACACGAAACACATGGAGTTAAAAATAGCAGTTCAAAGATAAATTATAAAATTATGGCTGAGAAAAAAGGGCAATACTACACATTGAAATATGAAGGGACCGCATTAGGCGCGATCACAAACATCTCAATGCAAATCGGGGCTAAGGAAATTAATATTTCCAGTTTCGATTCAGGACAATTCGAGGAGTTTTTGCAAGGGCGGAAAAATGTAACAATGACCGTTACCTGCATGAGGGATGACGCGGATACTTCCGGGCAAGGCACCCTCGTTGACGAACTTATAACGGGCGATCAATCCGGGGCTATCGTTTTTGGTCCGGGAACACCGGCAGCCGGGGACATCTCTTATTCGGGCAGCGGGTTTGTAACAAATGCGTCTGTCGAATCACCCGATGACGAGGCGGCGACCGCAAGTTATGATCTCAGAATTTCAGGGGTATTAACTAAATCTACCGCTACATGATAGATTTAATTGAAGTAAGGGGCAAGCGTTACCCGTTTTTGTTTTCAATGAGGGCGGTTTGGTTTTTAACTTCATCGGGAAAGATCGAAATAAAAAAAGGTGAAACAGATGAAGAAACCAAAGTTGTTGCGGAGTACGATGATATGTTAGAACTGTTCGTAATAGCGAACAAGTCGGCAATCGGGTACGATGGCAAGGGTGATGAGATCACGGCTAAGGAACTTGAAAAGGGGATAGACGAAAACCCAAGGCTATTTATTGAGCTTCAAAATGCATTGTCGAAGTCCGGTGTTTTGAAAATGTTTCAAGAAATGGGGGAGGATAAAAAAAAGCCCTCACCTGGGAAAAAATCTGGCAAGTCGCCTACGGGGAATTAAGGATTGATAAGCGGTCTTTCGAGTTCATGACCCCTGTCGAATTTTTCTCGGGCTGGGAAGGATACGATGAACAACGCAAAACGGAATGGGATGTTCAATTTTGGATTTCTAAGGTTAACGCGCTTCGGACTACATGGTCCAAGGAGCAAGCTAACCAGATTCAGAAGGACAAGGCATTTTGGAGGGGCAAATCAAACAAACCCACTAAGCCGCTTAACGCGAGTAAGGTGGCTTCATTTCTTAACATGATTTCAAAATAATGGCAGATCGAAGAGTTAGTTTTCTGATCGCAGCAAACACACGCAACTTTGAAAGAGGTCTTGCAAGGGCGCAGCGACAATTCAGGAAGTTCGGGAATAGTTTAAAAAGCACAGGG